AAAAACAAAAGAAAATCTAGCCACATTCGGCTTTAAGTTCTCTGGTATACTTATCCTTCCTTTTTCCTCATCAGAGGCTATATCTTTTTTTACAACGTCGAACCATTCACCATTAAGATCAATATCTGTATACTTTAATATTTCCCCCTCATAGGGTTCTGTGAATAGTTGTCCTTTTTTATATGCGTAAAAAAAAGATAGAGTTGCGAATGAATCACCTCTTAAATTTACATCAATGGCGTTCTTCTTTGCCATCCTAAATAATTCGACGTATTTTTTTGGTGAGTGAGGATGTATTGTTATATTCACTGCTCCATACGTTAATTTTTTTGCTCTCGCCATTTTTATTTGTCATCCCTTATCAATTATAAAAGTTATATATACATTAAAGATTTAATAAAAACCATGAATTAAGGAGCATATGTAAATACTTAAAAGACATAAAAAGTTACATCTATATTCATTTTGAAACTAAGTTAATTCTCAATTGATGCTAACTAGTCCTGTTAACTATCGTAGGCATAACCTATGAAATCACGGCCAGCGCGCGCTCGTAGCCCCGCCACGCCTGCCCGCTTAATGCAGCGGTTTTCATGCACCTGTATGATTAGCTCTGAGCCGCGCCGCTGCTGGCCTTTGCTGCCGTTCCGGGATGCCGGAGACTCATGCGTTTTCATGCAGCATAGACATGCACTCACGCAACGGACGTAAAAAAGCCCGGCACGGGCCGGGCTTCGGTGAGTTTCTGAGTCTGTAGCTCAGAAAAGTTTACGCTTGCGGCGGTCAGTTCTGGCTCCCCGGAAAGGATGCGCACCGCTCACGCTCAGCACGTCATCCCGGAACATCAGCGGCTGATTTACGCTTGTCCATCGCTTAATAAGGTTCTGGACATATACGCGGTACAGCGTGTCGGCATCGTTCGCACCTTCGATAACGCCCGGTGCATGGGTTGAGCCATTTCGTTCAAACTGGCTGTACTTCATTCTGAGCAGGCTGCTCAGCTCTGCGCCATGAATGATAAAGAAGTCATCAATAAGCGTATCAATGCGCTCATCCGTGATGCCCTCATGACAGAATACGTAAGCGTTAGCCTTGCGCCCGGTCACGTCGGCCAGCACCGGCAGCTGCTTTTCCTTTTCGGCAATCAGCCCGGCAAGGTCAGATGCCGTTTCCTGCTGCTCCAGATACTCCGCGCGCAGCGTCTTCATCTCCGGCGTGACGCTGCCGCCATTCTGTCCCAGCAGTTCACGGAAGCGTGCCCGGTTATCCTGGCTTGCCTGCTCCATCTCGGCCTTACGCTGGCGCAGCCCGCTGAGATTTTCAGTAGCGGCGTTTTCGGTCTGTCTTGCCTCCAGCCAGGCCAGCATCTTTGTATTGAGGTCTTCAATACGCAACCGCCACTCAGAGGACAGCCCCTTTACCAGCTCGGTGGTGTGGCTGATAACGTCGGCCTCGGGTAACCGCAGGAGCCAACCAGCCTCCTTAAGTGGCCGCTGTGCTCTGGCCTGCGCCGTACCGATACGGTTGCCGGCGGCCTGAATCTGTTCGTCGGTCATCTGCTGCTGTGTCATGCTGTTTTTCCTCTCTGTCAGGGCTGTGCGTGGCGGTCTTTGCGGGCGCTGGCTGAACCATAGCGGCCCAGCGTCTGCGGCTGACGAACCGGCATGTCATTTTGCGGTTCCGGCTCTGTCGCTGCGGGCCTGTGCGGCTTCATGATGATTTTCTCGACGCTCTCCAGCGCGGTGAACGTGCAGGAGCAGTCGAGGTTCTGGCACTGGTACCAGGTACGCTTTACGGAGGGCGCTTCATAAGCGCTGGTGCGGGTGTAGGCCACCTGACCACATTCGGGGCATTTCAGTACCATCTCGTTTCCTGTCGGCTGGTTTCAGTAAGTCAATTGTGCCGGGTCTGGCACAGCGGCTTCTACCGGAGGGCGTTGTATGACGGACCAGACAAAAGCATTACTTCTGGCGAGCCAGGAAAAGGTCTCACTGAAGCCTGTTATAAGCTTTCAGTTTTATATAAATCCTTCACTATTCTTCACCAGAGAGAAAAAAATAGTAAATACAGTAAATTAAGAGGTGAAGAGTGAAAAAGTAATCCTTCACCCTCTGTTCACCATCGTTCATCAGCAGGATTTTGGCCTTATTAATTCCTTAGAACGATTGGTTTTAAAAGCTTTCTTATATTGGACCTAAAATTATTGGATAAAACCTTATCAGTACTTTTTGGTGCAGTCTGGTACTATTCACGTACACGCATTTTTTGTGTGGTTTTTATGTGGCCGTTCAGGCAGATTTCTGTTGTTGTCACCGGCAAAAATATTCGCAAAATAAAGAGCTACCCGATGCCGTACACATCTGTGCGGCGCTTAAAGGACACATAAGAGGTAGCTCATGCACACGACTTCAAACGCTCATTCATCCGCCCCGACGGCCCCTGTCATGCCGGTTTCATTCCCGGCCCAGGAGCGGTTTATGCGCCTTCCGGAAGTGATCCACGTCTGCGGCCTGTCACGCTCAACCATTTACGACCTCATCAGCCGCAGTGCTTTCCCAACACAGGTGTCGCTTGGCGGCAAGAACGTAGCGTGGCTTGCCAGCGAAGTCAGCGCCTGGATGAATGCACGCATAGCTGCACGCGGTCAGGAACGCGCAGCATGATTTTCACCAACTGTTGAGATTTACCGTCATGCTGCATTTTCCTTTGTTCCCCGGCTTGCGCGCCGGGGCCATTCCCTGGTACAGTCTTTCTGCTGTCGCAAAATCGGCAGCCGGGCGTAGGAACCCGAGTTACTTCAAGGCGACACCAGACGCGCCATGCGTCTTTTTTTGTGTCTTTGCCTCTGTGCACCCGTTACTCGGGCAACGGTTCTGTATCCGTTGTGCCGTCTGTGTAATGGTGGCCCGGGCGGGGCAGCCTTCGGGCTGGCCGGTTTCCTTGAAGGCCGGTATTCCTACCCCCGTTCGGGTCACCACCAGTGAGCGTAGGAACTCCGGTGGTGGCGATAACCGCTACTTCAGGGAGACTGCCATCATGGCTACCGTCCTTAATTCCCCATGCCCTCAGTTTGTTTTCGTCTTTGCCGCCGTGCGCCGTACTGAGCGCCAGCAGCGTATCCACATGCTTCGCACCGTTGCCGCTGACGAACGCGCCGCCCGCCTGACGCTGGCCCGCGATTACATACTGTCACTTGCTGCCCGCATGCCGGTCCGGGAGGTGTGCGCATGACTCACGCCACCATTTCCCACGCCGACCTGTTACGCCTTGAACACCTGCGCAACGCCGGGCGCTTTATCAGCGACATGACCCTGCTTCAGGAGTGCCACGAACAGCCACCGGCCACACAACAGGCGCAGCTGAATTCGCTGATTTTCCTCATCACCGAGCAGCTGGACGGAGTGGTAAACCGCTGTCAGGACGGCTGGATGAACGGGGAGGTTGAGCCATGAGCACACGCACCCTTTCCCCCGAACTGCATTCCGCGCTTTCACGCCGCGCGGTGGCCTGCGCCTGGCTGAGCGTCTGCCGCGAACAGAAGCGCTATCCCGGCCTGACGCTGGCGCGCCTTGAACACGCCATTGAAACCGAGCTGGAAGGCTTCTATCTGCGCCAGCACGGACGCCAGCGCGGTCAGGAAATTGCCTGCGCGCTGCTCGACGACCTTCTGGCCGCCGGGCCGCTCAAGTCGGCCCCGTGCCTGAGCTTTCTGGGACAGGTGGTGATGGATGAACTCTGCGGGCGTCTCAAAGACGCGCCGGTGCTGCACTGAGGGAAAACACAATGAAAATGACCGTATCAGACGCGGCAAAAGCCGCACAGGGCCAGTGGCCCCGCATCCTGCCCGCGCTGGGCGTGAAGGTGGTGAAGAACCGTCATACCTCCTGCCCGGTATGCGGCGGAACCGACCGCTTCCGCTTTGACGACCAGGAGGGGCGCGGCACATGGATTTGTAATCAGTGCGGTGCCGGTGACGGCATGGATCTGGTGAAAAAGGCCCTCTCACTGAGCCTGACCGAAGCCGCCGCGCGGGTAAACGACCTGACCGGCAGCCTGCCACCGATAGACAGCACGCCTGTCGCCAGCGCGGGCGAAGATAACGAAGCCGCACGCGCCGCCGCCGTGAAGCAGGCTCAGCAGCTGGTCAGCAGCGCGCAGCAGGCAACCGGTAACGCCTACCTGTCCCGCAAGGGCTGGCCGGAGCAGCCCTGCCTGACGCTGGCGAAGCCGCAGAAAGTCGCGCTCACGACCTATCGTGCCGGTGATTTGCTTGTCCCCCTGCACGATTCGGGCGGCCGGCTGGTGAACGTGCAGCTGATTAACGCCGCGGGCGAAAAGCGCACGCTCAAGGGCGGCCAGGTAAAAGGCGCGTGCCACATTCTCAGCACCGGCAAACCGGCAGCGCGCATCTGGCTGACGGAGGGCTACGCCACCGGCCTGACGGTGCATAACCTGACCGGGGATGAGGTGTGGATTGCCCTGTCGTCCGTGAACCTCCTTTCTCTGGCTGGCCTTGCCCGTGAAAAGCACGCCACGCTGCCGCTCCTGATTGCCGCCGACCGCGACCTGAACGGCGACGGCCAGGCGAAAGCAAAGCAGGCCGCCGAAGCCAGCCACGCAGTCGTGGCCCTGCCGCCGGTGTTCGGTGACTGGAATGACGCTTTTATGCAGCACGGTGAGGAGAACACCCGGCGGGCGCTGGCCGAAGCCGCCACGCCGCCCGCCGCCAGTCCGTTCGACGTAATGAGCGAGGCGGAATTTTCGGCCATGAGCGCCAGTGAGAAGGCGGAGCGCGTGGCGGAGCACTACCGCAGCGCGCTGGCCGTGGACGCCAGTGGGGAAATTCTGTCACGCTACCGCTCCGGCGCGTGGAAGGTGATTTCCGGGAAGCAGTTTGAGCGCGACGTGGCGAAGCTGTTTCAACGCCTGCGCGCGCCGTTTTCGGCGGGCAAGATTTCGGGCGTGGTGGACACGCTGAAGCTGATGCTGCCGCAGCAGGCCGACCCGGCGCGCCGCCTGATTGGCTTCCGTAACGGCGTGCTGGACACCCGCACCGGCGGCTTCAGCCCGCACAGTAAAGACTTCTGGCTGCGCACGGTCAGCGAGGTGGACTACACAAAGCCCGTTCAGGGTGAAAC